ACAGTCATCGCCTTACCCCGAGTGATTTTTTCGTTCATGGCGACCTCGGGGCGGCTGCTAGCATGGCTTTGTAACGTGCTGTCATTGCAGGATGTGTAAATCCTTCGATCAGGGTTATCTGTGACAACATCTCGTATGTCGGCTCAATCGGCACCAACTGCCACCCATCCGGCACGCCAGTCGATGGATGGGAGGGTGGGGATGATTGAGCTAGCAACTTGTCGCACATTGCAGCGGTAGCCCATTTAGGGTCAACACATGAACCCTCATGCTTTTGGTTGCCGCATGTCCAGCAAGTCTCCGCCTCCCTGCGCTTCATCGCGGCGTAGTCCAGCATGCACTTACTCGCGAATGGCCATTTTCCGCTAAGTTCTAGTTCTCGTGCCTCGGCTTCAATCTGATCAACGGTGAAGGTCATGGGGTTATCCTTTTCCTTGATGAGACGATGTCAGCAACGCGATGTGTTTTAGAACAAACGGGGCAAACCGGTTTGTTCTTTTTTAGATACCAGTAGCGAGTTCCCCTATTGCAGAAAACGCAACGCTCAATGACGTTTGGAAATTCATCTATGACAGATGATGGCTCAAGCTCGATAGGTATCACTTCTCTCCCTCCGCAGCGGCGATGGCGTCAAGTGCCGATTCAAGTTTTGCGTACGTATTTGTAAATCGGTACTGAGAAAACACGTCAAGGGCAGATGTTGCAGCCTTTACCAAAGATGCAACCTTCGTATCCCGCACACCCCCTCCCGCTGTCGGCCAGACTGACGCCAAGGCGGCGCGCATGGCTTTCCTTCCTATGCAAGTGGCTACAGCGCCGTCTTGCACATCCATTGAAGCCCTTAGTGCGCGGTTTACAACCTCATCCGTCACAACCCCAGCCTTAGCCGCCTGTCGCTCGGCAAGATCAGACAGAGCAAGTGATGCACTAACTAACAGCCGTGAAACGCGCTGGTGTTCGCTATCAGCCCCGATGTGTTGATGAACCTCTACTGCCATACTTCGCAACTTGGCAAGTAATTCTTCAATCTGCCCATCCGTGTAGTTGGTCATGCCACGTTCTCCAATGCATTCAGCCCGCGAGCTTCGATGTAGGCGCCAATGAACTCGGCCGCGGCTTGCGCGTTGATCGCGTTACCGTAGGCGCGCAGTCGTCCCACGCGGCTGGCAGCCCCATGAGCCAGCGGGAATGTGCCGGGTTCAACTGGCCGCCACTTGCCATCCGTGCATCCAAGCCAGTCAGCAGCTGACCAGAAGCTGTTAACCGCGCCGGCTGGTCCATTGCGATCATCGCCACGCGCTGACCCAATGGAACCCCCGTGTCCTGCGGTCGAGGCGGAAGCACTCCACGCGATGCGTCCGTTGATGTCGGCGTGGGCCAACCCGACATCTTCGCTACGTGTGGGAGTGCAACCGATACTTTTCGCCCGTCGGGCATTCTGCCCGTGGCACTCATTCCCTTGCATGATTGCGAGCCCTTCGCGTTTCCTACCGTTGGCGTAGGCCACCCAGTAGTTGCGGTCTCGGATGTGCGGCGCACCGACGCTCGCAGCCGGAAAAGCAATCGCTGCCCCGGCGTAATTTGCGGTTTCCAAGTCATTGAGTACAAGGTCGATCCAGTGTTCAACGTCCGCCGCATCATCGACACGGTCAACCTGATCTGCAGTTCCTCGCTGGTCATTTACCGATTGCTCCTGAGTGCGTCCGCGATCTGAAGAATCTTCTCGACTCCCCATGTGTTCAGCATGAGGTTTACGCACGTCAACACGACTCGCGTGTTGTCCATCGTGTAGCCCTTGTTCGGGTCTTTCCGATCCAGCGAAGGCGAATTTTGTTTGTCTTTCAGGTCGAAAGGCATCCCTGTCAGTTCGCAGAATCCCGAGTCGATCCGAGCCTGAATCGCCTTCGCATCCAGATCGAAGTCCAGTGACCGCGCCCTGGCTCGGCAACGAGCCGATGAAACCAACGCACTGCCTCGATTGTTCAATCTCCACTTCTTGCGCTGGTCGGCAGTCAAGTAACACTTCCGAAAACGTCTTTTCCGTTCCTGCTCGTTCTGACAATCCCTGCAAGTACCTCTGAATTTCTGGCGCGGCCCAGCCGTGCGGTATTCCTCGCAGATCTTCTCGACGTTGCAGATACGACAGGTAATCCTTCTTTCCCGTCGTCCGTCCGAGGACGTCAGCACTCGCAACTTGCTCGCCGAATACGACACAGGGACAACAGGCTTTGATGAGCCGGAAGAAATGCGGCCACAAGTGGCGGGAGTCTGCTGTTCCATTACCTTTTCCAGCGGCGCTAAATGGTTGACATGGACATGACCCTGTCCAGACCTCTCGATCACGCGGCCATCCGGCAAGGTCCAGGGCGTAGGCCCAGCCGCCGAGGCCGGCAAAGAAGTGACACTGTGTGTATCCGGCGAGTTCGTCGGGTCGGACATCTTCAATACTCCGTGTGTCGATGACACCTGGCGCGATGTGGCCGGCATCCATGAGGTTCTGCAGCCAAGCGGCGCAGTACGGATCGATTTCGTTGTAGTACGCCTCACCCATTGCGCCTCTCCTTTTCTGCCATGTAGGCGTCGGCATATTTGAATGCGTCAGATGCAGCGCTGTTGAACGTACCTGGGGATCCATAGCGAACCATCGCAGCCAGCAGCGCCTTCGCCAGCTCATCCCGCTCGGTAGTGTCTTTCGGTGGGGTTGTCATTTCGAGTTCCTCTGGTAGTCGTTGCACACCTCAACCACGCGCGCGCACATCGCCTCGTCGAACATGCCGATGTGGCACTCCTCCCGTGGGATGTCCAACTGAATCGCGAGCCAGCTGTACCACTTGCGACGCTTCGATCCAGGGCTGCCGATCCACAACGGATCGAAGGCTGCGTGTGCGCGCTGCTTGGCCTTGCGCAGCGACGGGTTGGCCAGACGGCCTAGCGGCTTGTCGGTGCCTTCGTGACAGCCAACCAGGGCGTCACAGGGCACGCAGCGGTAGAACTTCTTGGCATGCAGGTCGGTACGATGCGGATAGACTGAGCGACCAGTGACCAGCTTCGATGGTGCATGGCAGTAGGGGCACTGCGGCGGGAGGATGGTATCGGTCACGTCCGGTCCTCGAACCACACCAGACCATCGATGTGGGTCATCGTGTACGGCAGCGCGTCCTTCTTCAGTTCCTGCCGAAGCTCGACGTAGCGCACCGCGTTGCTGACGATCGTCCGCCAGTCGCCGTCGCCGTCGTCAATGGCCTGTCCGGGCCTTCCGGTATCGAGTACGGCATTGCCTTTGCCGTCCACGGTCGAATAGGCATAGATCTCGATGTCGGAGCGCGCAGAGTGATCGGCAACGTCCAAAGCGAGCGACAACATTAACGGAATTTTGTCGGCCAATTCTTTGTCTTCCTCGGCGCTCATGAGCTCACCCGACCCTTCAGCGCGAAATAGATCTCCGCACATGCGTTCACATCGTTCATAGCCTGGTGCGCGCCTTCCAGCGTCTTGCCCGTGAAGTGCAGATAGGCCTCGGTGAGATTGGGTGACTTCGGTCCCTTCATCCGCTTGGCAAGCATCTTCTCGGTCGGTGGAAGGTTGAGGATGGGCTTGCTTGCGTTCATGGTGCAGAACGCAGGAAACGCCTTGAACTGGTCGGCGTAGGTGTCGCGGTGTGCCGCCGTGATAGCCGGTTCGTCAATGCGCCAGAACCGCTTGATGGCGATCCGCGCTATCCGCTGGTCGAAGGTCTCGTTGTGCGCCACGCGCAGATCGCACTGCACATGCATGTCAAGGAACTCGGCCAGCACCTTCGACTCGTCTACGCCTTCGTCCATCGCCCGCTCGGTAGTGATGCCATGGATCGCCGCCACGTCGTCGGGGATGATCCACCCATCGGGCTTGACGATGGATTGGAATCGACCCAGCTCGACGCCGTAGTCGTTGAACAGTGTGCAGGCGATTTCCACGATGTGCGGCTGGTCGGGATGCTCGCTGGGAAGGTTGAATTGCGGGAGACATTGCGTCTCCGTGTCGTACACGAGAATGTTCATGGTGTTCCCTGGCAGTAGGTGGTGCGGGTTACGGTTCCCGCGATAGACGCTCGGACGTCCATCCGTCACCAGCATGGCGCTGGCTATTCTTCCGGCGGCAGTAGGGAGATTTCCGCCATCTCCTGCACCATCGAGCACAAGGGACCGGACAACTCGGCATCGGTCGGAAAATCGCACTTGAACGACAGGCCGATGCTTCCGCCATCGAAGGCTTGGATGGTGAACCCGGATACCTTCACCGAGTCGCATTGCAGCGGATCGGTGGACTGCAGACCCGAGCCAATCAGAAGCTGATAGCCGACCAACTTCTCGTCCCAATTGACCGAGGGAACTTTCGGGTACTTCTTGGCAGTGAGGCCTTCGGTCTCGTCGGTGCCGGGCAACTCACCCTGCGCGACTTCATCCTTGCCTGGCTTGCGAAAAAGCATCTTGCGCAGTGTCTTGTCCAGGCCATCCAGAACGATCGCCGGCAACTTGGCCTCGAACTTGACGCTGATGCACGGAACGTTCTCTTTGCCGTGCTTTTCAGCGTGCGGGGTAACGCTGCAGATTTTGGCCTGCACGCGATCCAGTAGAAACATCGGTTTTCTCCTTGCGTGGGTGAAGCGGTTTAGATGCCCAGACGCTGCATCGCGTCTTCGAGATCGACCATGTGGCCGTGCACGAAACTCTTCAGCCGGTTGACCTTTTGCACGACCGGGATCGCGCTTCCATTCGTCTTTGCACCATCCGTAATCGGTGACGGCTGCGGCGGTTTGCTGACTGGCTCCAGCCGAGCGATGAAGGCTTTCACCGTCGCGCCGAGCTGTTTAATCTCGCCTTCCAACTCGCTCATGGCGTCGGAGTGCTCGCTGGGTGGCGGTGGCGGAGCATTGCCTGCAGCCACGCTTGCATAGACTTTGTTAGCCGCATTGATGTCCTGGCCAAACGTTTGTGCGTTCATGGTGTTTTCCTTGAGTTGGCGGAAATATTCGGCGTTTTGAATGGCCGACATGTGAAGTGCGAAGTAGAACGAATCGCTCATTTCCCGGCGGCTTTGTCGAACTCCATCGACCGCTGGTTGTAGAGAGTCATCAGCGCATCGCGATCACTCGGCGGCTCTACCATGTTGATCATCGCGCCGGCATCATCCAGTTCGGCCGGCGTCTTGGCGGACACCATGGCGTCGTTGACTTCCTGAGCGACCATCCCTGAAGGTGGCGCACCCTTGGAAGGGGTAGATGCGTCGGCTTGCACTGCGGCCTTCTTGAACTCGTCCGGGCAGCCTTTCTCGCCACCCAGCGCGATTTGATGCTCACGCGGGATCACTGACCAGGTGGCCTTGAGGTTATCCATGCCACCGCGCGCCGACGCTTCGAGGCGTGAGCGCGACCCTTGCACGGTGTCAGCCTCGTCCAGCCGCTTGACGCGCGTCTGCTCCTTGCGGCCGCGCGTGGCGGTCAGGGAGATGGCCACGTCGCGGTCGATGTGTGACAGGTGGCTGACTCGAATACCGCCAACCTCCTCGCCGCCAAACTTTACGTCGGGCCGGTTGTACAGCGTCATGCTCCGACCCACCCACTCGCGCCCATCGCTACCCCACGCGAACACCAGCACCTTTCGCATCGACTTGCACGGCTTGTAGGGCCGGCCGCCTTCGCCTTCGTAGTGGATGATGACGGGCTGCTCCTCGCCACCGCCGCGCTTCACATCGGTCACCGTGATGGTGATGGGTCCGCCGAGAAGTTGCTCGGCGTTGAGTTGGTCCGATTTCGGAATAATGGTGTCCCGAAGATCACGCACGCTAGTCGACATAGCCAATCTCCATCTCTTCCGCGATCGCCCAGCCAGGCAGCGACAGCTGTTGAATGCCTGCCGGGTAGCCTGGCCACGTATTGGCTGCCATGCACTCGGCCATCGTTTCCATGCCGCGTTGACGCAGTTCGTAGCCGCGGGCCTCGCCTGCATCGTCAAGCTGATAGACGGCCGCGAGGTAGGGCGCCTTCTTTTCCTGCGCGACGATCAGGTAGCGGTCGACGGGCTCACCACAAGCGCGCGCACCCTCGGCGTAGTGCGCATGCGTGATGTCGTAGCCGTAGGTCACGACCGAGCGAGCGAATGCGCGAGGGCTGGCGTCTTCGGTCGTTTTCAGGTCGATCATCACTCGATCGCGACGGTTCCAGCGGTCAGCGCGCGCCTTGCAGGAAAGACCGGACGCTTCATCGATCCAGCGAATCGTGACCTCGCTGTCACCCTCGGCAAACAGATCCGCGATGTCCGGGTTGCTCATCAGCGCGGCGTGCATGGCTTCGATCACGGCGAAGTCTTTCGCAGACATGACGGTCTTGCCCACATTCTGCGCCTCCCACGCATCCCAGAACTTCACGCGCTCAATGCTCGATTCGTTGGGATTCTTGGCATTGCGCATGGCGTCCGTGGGTCGGCCTGGCGCATTGAGCGGTTCGCCAACATAACGCTGCGCGAATAGCTCAGGAAGCAACACGCGATCGTGATAGGCGCGGCCGAACGTCTTTGCCGGCGTGTCGCTGTCCTCGACCTCGTCCAACCATGCGCGGTAATGCGCCGGTGTCTTGGCCAGCATCTTGAGCGCGCCGACGTTGACGACGCCCAATGCCTTTAGGTGGTATTCCTCGGCGGGAACGTCGGTGTGGATGACCGCCGTGTATGGGGTGTCGCTCACTCGCCCTTCTCCTCTTCGCCCGCCACCTCGATCACCGATCCTGCTTGCATCGAAGCGACGATGTCATCCTGCGTGGCTACGCGGATGCCGAACTCGGACTGAGCGACGTGGCGCAAGGCCTGGGACTGGCTGGCGGCGCGCACGAGGCGCGTGGTCTTGCCGGTGACGGAGTAGATGCGTGTCTGTGCCATGGGTTTTCCTTGGGTGGGTGAATGGTGGCAGTGGCCGGATGCGATCCCGGCATTTGGTCGGTAACTCTTGAGTCAATTGCACACCCGACACTTCGGGCCGACTTGCTTAGCAAGTTTCAAGAATCCGCGCAGAACGG